GCGCGCGGCTCGTATTGAAGGCCGAGCGCCACCGCCGACAAACGGCGCCGCGCCCCGCCAGCAGTCGCAGCCCCGCACGCGCGGCGGAGCCACCGTTTCCAACTGGCCGGGGGGCCGCTGATGCCGCAGAGCGTAACGGTCACTTTCGACGATGGTTCGGTTCACGTTTTCCAGAATGTGCCCGACAACGTATCGCCGAACGAAATTGAGGCCATCGCCAACCAGCAGTTTCCGGGCCGCCGCGCGACCGACATCGCCGGCGGCGACATCATGCTGCGCGAGATGCGCGACGCCATCGCGTCGCGGCAGTCGTCGCTCACCGACCTGCGCCAGATCGCCGACCGTTACGGGCGGACGTTTGACGAAGATGCCGCACAGCAATGGCTGGACTACGCCGCCGACAACCCCGACTTCGATATTCCGCAGGACATCGTCGCGCCGCCGGTAAGCCGAACGGAGGCTGTCGGGCGTGGTTTTATGGCGCCGCTCGAAGACCTTTCGCTGGATATATACCGTGGAATTGGCCGAGGGCTTGAAGCCCTTGGCTTTCCCGCAGCGCAGGGGCTTGAAGGTCTGGATGTTGCGCAACAGCGGATCGAACAGGCGCGTGGGCCTGCCCAGCAGCAGCGCCCGAACTATTTCACCGGCGGCCAGATTGCCGGCGACGTAGCGGCGACCGCACCCCTTATTTCGGCTGGCGGCGCTGGCGTGGCCCGTCTTGGCGCCGGCCTTGGCCGGTTCGCGCCGACGGCTGGCAACGTGGTGCAGCAGTTCGGCCGCGCCGTGCAGACCGGCGGCGTCGGCGTCCGCGCGCCCGGCGCGGCGATCGCAGCAGCGCAGGCCCCCGTCGCCGCGACGCGGGGCGGCCGCATGGCCCTGCGCGTGGCTGGCGGCGCCACGGCAGGCACGGCAGCGGGCGCGCTGACGGACGAAGACTTGGGCATGTCGGCGCTGACCGGAGGCGCCATTCCTATCGTCGGCACTATCGGTCGGCGCGGGGCTGGCTTTGTATTCGACGCGCTGCGCGGACGGCTGGGCGAAGTGCGCGCGGCGGAGATTATGCGCAACCTGATCGCCGACAACGCGGCGGCCATCACCGAAGCCTTGCGCACCGCACCTGCCGAGGTTCGCGCCAACACCGCGCAGTTCCTCGCCGAACGCGGTCTGATGACGCCGGAGCTGGCTGCCGCCACCCGCATTGTCAGCGCCACCGGTGAGAACGCCCCGCTGCTGGAGGTAGCGCAGCGCCGCGCCGCTGGGCAGCAGGAGATGCGCAACGTCCTCATGGGCGGCCCGACGCGGACCGAAGGCGTTGCCGCCACCAACGCCATGCGGCAACAGGTGCGAGCCACTACCGATCCGATGCGCTCGCAGGCACTCAGCATGGCTGACGTAGGCCGGCTGGAGATTGTACCGGCCGAACGCCGGGCGCAGGCGTTCGACGCCGTGGCGGACGAAATCAACCGGTCCGGCATGGTCCGCCGTATGCGCGATCTGGAGGGTCGTACAGTAGAGCAGATGCAGGATGTGTTCACGCATCCTGAATTGTACGCTCCGGGGACGGCTGGCCGCCAACTGCCCCGTCTCGGCGAGATTGCCGATCAGGCCGGCCGCCGCGCGGACGAGGGTATCGAAGCGCAGCTTGGCCTGCGTGACGCTGCCCGCGCCCAGCGTGAAGCGGCAGAAAACCTGCGCGCGCAGGGGCTTCAACCGCTGGACATCGCCGGCGTGGTCGGTCGCCTGCGCCAGCAGGCGGCGGAAGCCGAGTTCGTCAACCCGCCGCGCTTCCGCGTGCTGTCCGCGTTTGCCGACAATCTGGAAGCCCGCGCCCGCGCGCAGGGCGGCGTCATCGACGCGACCGGCCTGTACGAGCTGCGCAAAAGCATGGGCGACACCGTCGCTGACTTGCTCGGCCCGACCGACCCCAGCGCACTCCAGCGCCGCACGGCGGAGATTGTCGGCGAGACAACGCCGCTGATCGACGACGCCATCGAAGCGGCGGGGGGCGCCGGCTGGCGCCAGTATCTCAACACCTTCAGCGCGGGTATGCGCGACGTGGAGCGCACTCAGTTCGCGCGGGCGCTGGAGCAACTACCCCCGCAGCGGTTCGAGCGTGTCATGTCGGGCAACGACCCCAAGTTCGTGTCGGACTTCTTCGGTCCCGGCCGCTACGACATCAACGCCGAGCTGTTCGGTTCGCAACTGCCCGTGGCGCAGCGGCTGTCGCGCGAGCTGGGCGCTGACCTTGACGTGGCGGCCACGGGCCTGCGGAATATCCCGCAGCCGTCGCGCGGCCCGCTGGCGGGCGGGACGCGCCGGTCCGTCGAAGGTATGATGGAGCCGGGCTTCGATGTGCTGGGGCGCGGTACGTTCCGCGTGCTCGGCGGTCTGCCGGGCGTACACGGCGGCGGCATCACCGCCGAGCGTGCCGAGCAGGCTATCGCCAATCGCATGGCGCAGGCCACTGTGCGGCGGCTGGCGCCCGCGCTAGCCAATCCGACGACGGCGCTTAACCTCTTGAATCAACAAGCAACTAATGCAATGCTGCGCGGCGGGATTGATCGTCTCTCGCCGATTTCGAGGAACGCTCTCGCGCAGACCGCCCAGCAGGTTATCACGGGCGAACCGGTCTATGTCGAGCCGGGGGCTTTGCCGCCGGGGCAAGTGCTTCTCGGATTTGAAACGGGGCCGAGCGGCGAACGATACCCTGTCTATGGATACCAAAGGGCCGCGCAGTGACGACGATTGACCAGACTGAAGCACGATTGAATACTCACGAAGAAGTTTGCGCGCTGCGGTATGACAGTATCTGCGCGCGGCTGAAGCGGCTGGAGGGGCTGGGCCTTACCGTGGCCGGCACCATCATCATGCTGCTTGTCGGTATCCTGCTATCCCTATTGGAATTGAATTGACATGGCGCAGCTCGGCCAACCGAAATTCCTGACGATCCACTGCGCCGCGACGCCGGAAGGCCGGCACGTCTCGGCCGACCAGATCACCGCGTGGGACAAGGCCAAGTTCGGCCAGACCAGCTATCATTGGGTGGTGGAGCTGGACGGCAAGCGCGTCCGCACGCTGCGCGACGACCAGAAGGGCGCGCACGTCGGCAAAGCCAACACCGGCAACATCGGCATATGCTACATCGGCGGCGTTGATAAGGCCATGAACCCAAAGGATACGCGCACCGACGCGCAAAAGAAGTCGCTCCTGACGCTCATTCGGACGTACACGGAGCGATACCCCGGCATCATCATTCGCGGGCACCGCGACTGGCCGGGCGTCAAGAAGGCGTGCCCCAGCTTCGACGTTGCGAAGTGGCTCGCCGAAACAGGAGACTGATTATGCTCGACAAACTCAAGGGCAACAAGACCTACATCGTCGCCGCTCTGGCCGCCGCTGCGGCAGCAGCCAGCGCCCTCGGCTATACCGTACCGGAATGGGCGTGGCTGCTGCTGAACGCCGCCGGCCTAGGCGCGGTCCGCGCCGCTATCGGGCGTTAAGCCAGCGGTTCAGATACCACACGGCTTTGCGTACATCTTCAGCCGCGTCGGCCTTGTGGCCGGCGCGGCTGATGTACTTCAGGGCGTTGCCCCGGCAGTATCCGGCAAACTCTTCCGGCGACAGCTTGGCCTGAATATAGTCGATGGTTTCGACGCCGCCCACTTGGTAGTGCGGCGGGCTGTTGACCATATCCGTCATTGTCCTACCTTCCTCAAAATTTCGGCGCGCTCCCGCGCCGTTCGCAGGGCTGCAAACCGCTGATGCAACCGGCGGGCGATAACCAGCCGCCGCTTGCCGTTCAGTTCGTCGTCGAGCATGGTCTTTATCTGCTCTTCAGTCAGGGTGTTCAGCGTCGCGTTCAGCGAGCGCCAGCTTAACTTAGCCATCTTTCAATTCCTCTAGGGCTATGTCGGACACGGCGCGCTTGTCGTGCAGCGCCGCCCAAATCCGTTCGTCAATCGTCTTGTCCGTCAGCATGACGTAAACCCAAACGTCGTGGCGCTGCCCGCTGCGGTGCAGGCGCCCGACGGTTTGTTCGTACAACTCCAGCGACCACGGCAGCGACAGGAAGACCATGTGGCAGCCGCCGTGCTGGAGGTTCAGGCCGTGTCCGGCGGATTTCGGATGGATCAGGAGCAATTCAATTTCTCCCCGATTCCACCGCTCGATTGCGTTGTCATCTTCGATGGTCTGTGCGTGCGGGAACCGGCGCTTCAGCTCGGCCAGCTCTTCCTGATACGAGTAGACCACGATGGTGTTGGTGCGCTGGTTCTCGTCCAGCAGCTCCGCCAGCCGGTCAAACTTGTGCCCGCTGAACCAGATACGCTCACAGGCCCCATCGCGGTTGTAGACGAAGCCGGACGCCATCTGTTGCAGTTTGGTCGTCACCGACGCGGCGTTCTGCGCGATGACGCGCTCGTCGCCGAAGCGGACGACGTACTCGGCCTTCATCTTCTCGTAGGGCGCGCGGTCTTCCATGGCGACGCGCACTTCGACGGTATGGCACGGCGGCAGCTTGTCGGAATACTCGCCGGGGTCCAGCACGAACGTTGCCGGGCGGATGCGCGCCATGACCTGCTCCAGCGCACCGGCGGCGGGCGTCCACTGCCCGAAGTCGCGGTTGATGCAGATGAAATACTGTTGGAGGAACGCGCCCTTGGCGCGGCCCAGCAGCGACTGGTCCACGATCTTGCACTGGCCGAACACGTCCTCCAGACCGTTCGACGTGAACGATCCGGTGAGGCCCCAGCGGATGTTGACCGGCGCCAGCAGCTTCTCCAGCGCCTTGAAGCGTTTGCCGGACGGGTTCTTCAGCCGCGTCAGCTCGTCGAAGACGATACCGTCGAAGCCGGACAGGTCATCCAGCTTGTCGAGGTTGTCATAGTTGATGACCACGACATCGACATCGCTCTCCAGCGCCGCCTTGCGCTGCGCCGGCGTGCCGACCGCCAGCGCCATCGTCAGCGTCGGCGCCCACTTGGGGCGCTCTACCGGCCACACGTCGGTGCAGACGCGCTTGGGCGCCACGACAAGCCAGCGGCGCACGAAGTTGTGCGCCACCATGTCCGACATGGCGGTAAGCGTGATCGCCGTCTTGCCAGCGCCGACCGGTGCCAGAATCATCGCCCGGTCGCGCTCGAACAGGAAGTCGGCGGCCTGATCCTGATACGCTCTTAACTGAAGCGGGCCATCCATGCGTCCACATCCTCCCGCGACCACAGGCAGGCGTAGTGCTGCCGCGTGTGGGTCATTTCCTCGGCGAATATCTCTTGCAGGGCCGACAGGCGCCCGCCGGGCTTCTTCAGCTCGACAAACCACGCCTCGCCGTTCGGCATACAGGCGATGCGGTCCGCGACGCCGCGCTGCGACACGCTGCGGAACTTGTACGCCTTGCCGCCGATGGACGCGACGCGCTGGACGAAGTAGGATTCAATCTCTTTCTCGGTCATGCCGACCGTCTATCCTGCCAAAAAAAGTTTGGCAAGGGGCTTGCACAACATTTTGCTGCGTGTATGCTGGCGGCTCAACAACGGTAGATTGAGGTACAGTATGTTCTGGAAATGCAAGGCGCCCGCGCCGCACCCTGACGTGATGCTCAGGCGTTTTCAATCGTCCGGCGCGGAATTCGACCAGCAGTTCGTTACGTCGTTTGAACAGAGAGGCCGCTTGTGGTGCCAGTTTCGCGGGGAGATGTATCTTCTGCGAGACGGCGGCGAAGTGCTCGGCCCATCAGACCTTACAATGAAATGGGAGTTTGTTTGATGGCCCAGCATAGCCGAATTGTTGGTGGATCGACCGCCAAGCGCGTTATCGCCTGCCCCGGCAGCGTGGCGCTGGTGGACAAGATGCCGCCGAAGCCGAGCAGCAGCTACGCCGACGAAGGCACGCTGCTGCACGACACGATTGCCGACATTCTGGACAAGGGCGGCAAGCCTGAAGACCACATCGGTCGCCAGCACGCGGACATCGTGCTCACGCAAGACCTGATCGACGACAAGCTGCTGCCGGCGCTGGCCGCGCTCGACGAAGTCGATCCTGAAGGGGTGATGGAATATGCGGTCGAAAGCCGGGTGGGTTTTGGCGATCTGTTGCCTGACGTGTTCGGCTCTACTGATCTTCTTGGCCGCATTGGCGACCGCGCTGTTGTGCTGGATTGGAAGTTCGGCGACGGCGTTGCGGTCGAGGTCGAGGAAAACCCCCAGCTTCTCTTCTACGCTGCGGCTGCTATCCGCACGCCGGAAACGGCGTGGGTGTTCGACGGCGCCAAGGAAGTCGAACTGATTATCGTCCAGCCGCCCAGCGTGAAGCGGTGGCTGACCACGGTCAAGCGCATCAAGGCGTTCGAGAAAGAGCTGGCCCGCGCGGTCAAGACGGCGCTGAAGCCGGACGCGCCGCTGGCGGCTGGCGACCACTGCAAGTGGTGCGCCGCCAAGCCTATCTGCCCGCTGATGACGGGCGCCATCGACCGGCTGGTCAAGGAAAAGGTGGACGCGCTGCCTGTCGAGCAGATCGCGCACTATCTGGACCAGTTGCCGCTCATCGAATCGTTCCTGAAGGACTTGCAGCAGTTGGCGCACGGTCTGATGGAAGAGGGGCGCAAGGTGCCCGGTTGGAAGCTCGTCAACAAGCGCGCCATGCGCAAGTGGATCGACGAGAAGGAAGCAGTGGCGTACCTGTCCGAAGCCGGGCTAGACCCGTGGGATGAGCCTAAGCCGCTGTCGCCCGCCAAGGCGGAAAAGGCGCTGAAGGCGCTGAAAATGGAATTGCCGGACGACCTTGTGGTGTCCGTCTCCAGTGGTTCCACCCTCGCACCGGAGAGCGATCCCCGGCCGGCGGTGGTTCAAATCGGTCAGACGCTCGCAAAGGCGATGGCCAAAATCCAGTAACGAAGAAAGGTAACGTAATGTCGAATAGTATCTCTGCCTTCGCAGGCGCAAACCTGCCGTCCGTCCAGTCCCTGTCGTCCGCGCTGCGGACCATCGAGAAGGAAGTCGGTGCCGATGCTGGCATGGTCATCCTGAAGATGGACAAGACCGGCCACTGGGTGTTCGGCGCGGACCAGACCGAAGTTGAAGACGACAGCGTCTGGGCCGTCAATCCGTTCTCGTTCGTCCACGGCTATATCGCGTGGGGCGACGGGGAAGTGCTGGCCGAGAAGATGGCCAGCGTGGCAGAACCGCTGCCGGCCCTGTCCGAAGCGCCTCCGGGCGCCAAGCGCGGCTGGGAAATGCAGGTCGGCATGACGCTGGCTTGCACGAATGGCGAAGACGAGGGGATGCAGGCGCGCTACGCTGCGACCTCTGTCGGTGGCAAGAAGGCCGTGCAGGCTCTCGCCATTGCCATCGCCGAGCAGGTGGACAAGCACCCGGACAAGCCGGTTCCGCTGGTTCTGCTGAAGAAGTCGCACTACCAGCACAAGTCGTACGGGCGCATCTACACGCCTGAGTTCGAGATTGTGAAGTGGGTGGCGATGGACGCTTCGGCGCCCGAAGTCGAGGCGGATTTGGAAGACGCCGCCGACGAAGCTCTCGCCGAGGAAGCCCCGCGTCGTCGCCGTCGCGCTACGGCCTAACAGGGGGCGCGAAAGCCGGGGCGGTTCTCGCATGGCCGCCCCGGTGAGTAGCAGGTGAGTGAGGAACCTGTGGCGATACTCTGGCTTGATTTTGAAACCAAAAGCCGTTGCGACCTGCGGGAGCGCGGCGTGTACAATTACGCGCAGGACGCCAGCACCGACGTGCTGTGCATGTCCTACGCTTTCGACGACGAAGACGTGCGGACGTGGTTGCCGGGGCAGCCTTTCCCGCAGGCCGTCAAGAACCACAAGGGCCAGATCAGGGCGCACAACGCAGCGTTCGAGCGCCTTATCTTCTGGTATGTCCTGCAATGCGATTTCCGGCTGGAGCAGTTCTACTGCACCGCCGCCCAAGCCCGCGCCAACTGCGCGCCGGGCAGTCTGGAGGATGTGGGCCGCTTTGCCGGCGCCGGTATGCGCAAGGATCATCGCGGCAGCCAGCTCATTCGGCTGTTGTCGATTCCGCAGGCCGATGGCACGTTCCGCGAAGACGCCGACCTGATGGCCGAAATGATCCGTTACTGCGAGCAGGACGTGCGCGCGATGCGGGAGATCAGCAAGGCGCAACGGGAGCTGTCGGCCGATGAGCTGCACGATTATCATGTCAACGAGCGCATCAATGATCGCGGTGTCCTGCTTGATAAACGTCTGGCTCTGGCGGCGGTGCGCTACGCAGAAGCGGAAGCTGTCGAGATACAGGACACTGTTCGGGAAGTTACTGAAGGCGAGATCACGTCGGTCCGCAGTCCGAAGATGCGCAAGTGGGTTCTCGACCGCGTCGGACCGCAGGCGCTGAAGCTGGCGACGGTTTACAAGGACGGCGAGGCCAAGCTATCTATCGACAAGAACGTGCGCGCCAACCTGCTGGCGCTGGCGGAGGAAAACGCCGATGAAGTCCCGCCTGAAGTGGCTGAGGTTATCCAGTGCGCGGACGACCTGTGGGCGTCGTCGGTGGCGAAGTTCGCACGCGCTGCTGCGCTGGCAGATGAGGAAGATTGCCGAGTTAGAGGTGCGTTCGTTTTTGCTGGAGGCAGTGCTACTGGCCGAGCATCGTCGTTCGGCCTTCAGGTCCACAACTTTCCCCGCAAGTGCGCCGATGACCCTGCACTGACGCGGCAGGCGATGGTGCGCGGGCACGACATCGTGCCCAAGTTCGGTCGCCGCGTCACAGACGTGCTGAAGGGGATGTTGCGCCCGGCGCTGCTGGCCGCGCCCGGTAAGGTGCTGGTGGTGGCCGACTGGGCCGCCATCGAGGCGCGGGTGACGCCGTGGGCATCGAACACCAACAGCGGCGCGATGAAGCTGGACATCTTTGCCAAGGGCGAGGACGTGTACAAGCACAACGCCGCCGCGACATTCCGCGTCAGCTATGCCGACGTGGACAAGGACCAGCGCCAGATCGGCAAGGTGCAGGAATTGGCTTGCGGCTTCGCCGGCGGCGTCGGCGCCTTCGCCAGCATGGGCCGCATCTACAACGTGATCCTGACTGAAGCCGAGAGCCGCCGCATGGTGGACGCATGGCGCCGGGCGAACAGTTGGGCGTTGCCCTACTGGTCCGGGCTGGAGCGCGCCTACACGGCCGCCATGCGCAACCCCGGTAACGAGTTTTCCGCAGGGCGCGTGACCTATCTCTACGACCGCCAGCACCTGTGGTATGCGCTACCGTCGGGCCGCGTCTTGTGCTATCCTTTCGCGCGCTTTGACGACGAGGGGAATGTCACCTACGCCAAGGCGTCGTGGAAGCCCGCAGCGGACGCGAAGGAATGGCCCCGCGCACGTCTCTGGCGCGGTTTGGCCTGCGAGAACATCACGCAGGCGGTGGCCAATGACCTGTTGCGCCACGCGCTGAAGCGGCTGGATGAGGAAGGGCTGGAGGTAGTGCTGCACGTTCACGACGAAATCGTTCTGGAAGTGCCGCAGGAGCGCGCTGAAAGCGCCGCCGCCCGGCTGGTCGAGATTATGTGTCAACCGCCTGCATGGGCATCGGGGTTGCCGCTGAACGCGGAAGTGGCCACGATGGCTCGTTATGGCAAATAGGAGCAAAGCGATGAGTGAGGATCGCCAGAAGTTTATCAGTTACGTCACCGGTCTGGCCTTTGAGGAAGGCGAGACGGCCCTGCTGCTGCGCCAGAAGCCGCGTTTCGACAGCGACGGCAACATGCGCTATCACGCTGACGGCGTACCGGACGCAACGTTCCCGGCCTACCTGCCGGAAAAGGCGAAGGTCAAGGAAGGCGAGTCGTGGTACGTCAACACCGGCGCGTTCATCGTTTCGCGCTTCACTGACGGCAAGCCGTCGGCCCGGCGCGACAACGTCGAGTACGTCCTGTTTATGATGCTGGACGACATCGGCACGAAGTCGAAGACGCCGCCGCTGGAACCGACGTGGATCATGGAAACGTCCGAAGGATCGTTCCAATGGGGCTACGCCTTCAGCGAACAGCCAACCAAGGGTGAGTTCTCGGCGGCCATCAAGGCCATTGCGGACGCGGGCTACACCGATCCGGGCGCCACCAATCCGGTTCGCAACTGCCGCGTGCCGGGCAGCGTCAACATGAAGAAGGGACGTGGCAACTTCGCCGCGCGGCTGGTCGAGTTCCACCCGGACCGCGAGTACACGCTGGACGAAATTTGCAAGGCGCTGGACGTGGTGCCTGCCGAGGCGGACACCGCCGAGTTCAAGGCGCTGCGCATCCGCGACACGGGCATGGATAGCGTGCTGGAGTGGCTGTCGGACAACAACATGGTTTTGTCCCGCGTCAACAACGAAGGCTGGTGCGGCATCATCTGCCCGAACCACGGCGAACATAGCGACGGCAACATCGAAGCCCGCTACAAGCCGCTGGACCGGTCGTTCTGCTGCTACCACGGCCACTGCCAGCACCTCGACAGCCGCACGTTCCTTGAATGGGTCGGCGAGAACGGTGGTCCATCGGTGACGCCGGGGCTGCGCGACGAATTGATCGCGGAGCGGATGCGCCAGATGGCCGACAAGATCATGCCGACCGAGGCGTTCCCCGACGAGGCGGCCGCCATCGTCAAGGAAGTGGAGCGCAAGGAAGCTGGACGGCTGGAGAAGGCCGAATGGTTCGAGCGGTTCGCCTACATCCAATCCGATGACAGCTACTTCGACATGGTGACGCGGCGCGAGCTGCCCCGCAACGTGTTCAACGCGCTGTTCCGGCACATCGAGTGCAAGTCGGTGCACAACAAGAAGCAGCGCGTGCAGGCCAGCGTCTACTTCGACGAGCGCCGGCAGGAGTACGGCGCCAAGGCATTGATCGGCGTCACCTACGCGCCCGGCGAAGGCGTCATCGTGGCCCGCGACGGGCTGGTGTACGGCAACCGCTGGGTCAACATGCGCCCGGACATGTCGGGGTCGGATGCGATCCGCGATGACGATGTGCAGCCGTGGCTAGACCACTGTCGCACACTGGTACCGGAGGATGTCGAGCTGGAGCACGTCTTGGATGTAATGGCGTTCAAGGTCCAGCACCCCAACATCAAGATCAACCATGCCGTGCTGCACGGCGGCGACGAAGGCAGCGGCAAGGATACCATGTGGGCGCCGTTCCTGTGGGCCATCGGCGGCGAGCACCAGCACAACCGTTCAATCATCGAGAACAAGGGGCTGGAAAGCCAGTGGGGCTACGGCCTTGAAGCGGAAGTGGTGATCCTGAACGAGCTGAAGGAACCGGAAGCGAAAGAGCGCCGCGCGCTGTCCAACAGGCTGAAGCCGATCATCGCGGCGCCGCCGGAGACGCTGACGATCAACCGCAAGGGGCTGCACCCCTACGAGATGCTGAACCGGCTTCAGGTGATCGCCTTCACCAACGATCCGCTGCCGATCACCATCCCGTCGCAGGACCGCCGGTGGTTCTGTATCTGGTCGCACGCGCCACGCATGACGCATGAGGGCGCGCTGGCGCTGTGGGGCTGGTACAAGTCCGGCGGCTTCGCCAAGATCGCCGCGTGGCTCTGGCAGCGAGACGTGAGCCGGTTCAATCCGGCCGCCGCGCCGCCGGTGACGGAGTGGAAGACCAACATGGTCGAACACGGCCTGAGCGTGGCGGAGTCGTTCCTTGTGGACCTGATGAAGCTGCGCGTGGGTCCGTTCCATGCCGGGGTTGTCGGCGGCCCGTTCCATCGCCTGTGCGACACGCTAGGTGGAAATGTCCCGGCTGGCACGAAGGTGCCGCAGGCGGCGCTGCTGCACGCGTTCAAGGAAGCAGGCTGGATCGACTGTGGGCGGCTGGGTTGCGCCGAGTTCCAGACCAAGAAGCACATCTTTGCCGCACCGGACATGGTGGCGACATATTCCAAGTCGGATTTGCGCCGGATGGCGGAAGGGGTTGCATCGACCGACGGAAAGGTGCTAAAGAGCAGTTGACCGTCGTAGCTCCTTCGGTTGTTGCACAGCGTAAGCCCCGGCAGTCCTCACTACTGCCGGGGCTTTCCTTTTACCTCACACGGGTGATGACCATGATCCGCGTCTGGCGGTCGGTCTTGCAGCGATAGAAGCGGTCGTACCGTATACCGAATTGGCTGGCGTTGCGAGCGATGCGTTTGACATCGGCTGGCGTGGGTGCGTGAATCTCGAAAGTGTCGCCAACTTCCATTTGGCGGAAGGGGAACACGGCAGGGCGCCCGCCCAGATTGACGGTTTCAGTCATGGGTCTGTCCTTCGTGCATCTGCTTTACCGCTTCGGCGATACGGGTTGCCTTGGCGGCGTAGTCAGGCACGCGCTCCATCATGTAATCGTGGCGGTCCAGGCCATTGACAACCGATTTGCGGTGGCGGTTGACCATCGCGCCGACGCGCGTTGTGCTGATACCGCAGGCGTGCAAGGCGGCGTAGATGGCGAACCGGGGCGGAATGCAAAAACTGAATTTGTACGGCCCGGCGATGTCGCGCTCATGGACGCCGAACAGCTCGGAAGCGAGCGCCAGCGCGTGCTGGAACAATGCTTCCTGTCGGCGCCGGGTGCGGCCCAGCCGCGTTTCTATCTCAAACTTGGGTACCATGTCATTCTCCGGTGTAGGCTTGCGTTGCGGCGCGCACGGCGTCCGCAATCTGGTTGATCTTCTCTGCGTAATCGCTGGCGTGCTGCGCGGCCAAGTCGGCCTTGAACCATCCGTTGCGAATGGTCTGGTGGTCGCGGTCCATGACCACGGCGACGCGAGGCGCAGTCCATCCGGCGTCCCTTAACCCGGCGTAGACGGCAAACCGGGCCGCCACGACAAATGCGTATCGGTAATAGCCTGTCAGGTCGCGCGGGTGGACGCCGAATATCTCGCTGGCCTTCTGGATGGCAGAAGCAGCCAGCACCGCGTCCGCGCGGGCCTTGCGGGACAGCAAGGGCACCACGGCGGCGCGTTCCTGTTCGGCGGTCATTTCTCGCCCCCATGATGTTCGCCGCGTTCGATGGCCGGCATAAACTTCCGAGACATGGCCATAGCGTGACCTTGTTCCAGCATCGCGGACCATCTAGCGCGGGCCTTCCCTATGGCAGTAATAACCGCTTCGTGATGCTTCGGTGGCGCTGTTGCTTCAATGTAGGCGGCGAGCATTCCATTCGTGGGTTCACGCGGAGCTACACCGTAGCCAGCTTCAGCCAAGGCTCGCAGTGCGTTTTCAGCCTGATCATAGGTTAATCCAGTCGCCATCAATACTGAGCGAGCAGGTATGGGCTTAGGATACACGCTAAGAGATTTGCGCACATAGGGCTTTTTCGCTACCGCGGCGGCGCGTTCCTGTTCGGCGGTGGTCATGGCTGGCCTCGCAGGGATTGGAGGGCGGCTTTCCCTTGGTCAAAGATCTTCCGCCGCCGCATGGTCATTGTCATGCTTTCCGCTTCCGCGCAGATCGCCTCCAACGCCTCCACCACAGCCGCCATGTCGTGCGCTGGGCGGGTGGCGTTAAGCAGACTGACAACCTGGCCCGCGAACCCATACCAATCCGAGCGGTTGACTCCGACAGGTCGTGCTATCTCCCGCGTCCCCAGCGCGCTACCAGCAATTTTGCCGATGTGTCGGTCGTCGAAAGACCAAATGCGCTGACGCGTCACTTCGCGTCTCCTTCGGTGATGGTGAGGCCGCGCTTGGCGAGGGCTGCGCGCAAGGCGCGTGCAAAATCCTCGTCGGCTAAACCGCTATTGTCAGCCGCTTCGTTAAGCGCCTCCGCCAGCGGATCGATTTTCACCGGATCTGGCTGGATGAAGCAAGCAAACTGGTCTGCGTCACTCTGTAGCCAAGGGCGTTCTAGCCGGACAATCGCTAGCAGCCTCTTTGCCGCCTCACTCACCTCGCGCTTGAAGTCCGCCAGTTCGGCCTTCGTGGCATCGTGCGCCTCGATCTCGCGGCACATGGCTTCGATATCGTCATCATCTTCTCGGCGCGTTGCAACGTAGCACAAGTATCCATAGGCCGCATTCAGCGCATCCCGCGCTCTCTGTTCAATATCCATTACGAAAACCTCCTCAAGTTCGTCTCGCGGACAAGCGCCCGCATGGTGCGCTCTGCCTTCGCTGCTGCGATCAAGCGCGGATTGTGCCAGGTCGTCACTTCAACGCCGCTGCGGGTTTCGGTGCGCTCGATAAGCACCATGCCATCGCCAGCGGGCAGCGTTATCGGTGTGTTCGGGGCGGTTAGGGTCACAGACCTGCCTCCTTCGCCGCGTCCACGCCCGCGACGGTTGGGTTAGTCCGCGTGGGGGCGTAGGGTTCGGAAGTCACCCGGTCCACCGCCGCCACAAACAGGCACCCGGCGAACAGGACAGTCAGAGCGAAAGCCACCACGGCAGCTTCCTCGATGATGCGGCGAAGGCCGAAGTAGGCCACCAGTTCGCGGATGGGGGTCATCAGTATGCCTCCGCCTCAAGCCGCGTCAGGAAGAAGTGAATGCCGTGAGCGCACTCGTTCTGCCAGTTGTCGGAAAAACTATCCGGCATGACGCGCTCGCCAGCCCGGTATTCGGTCTTGCCATCGTGCTCCGCGATACCGACTTCCGCGCCGATCACTTCCAGCACATCGACAAATTCAGCACGGCACTTCCGCCCGAAAGCATGGCTGCGCTTGGCTTCTTCTGGAATGCGCAGCTTTACGATGACGTTGCCGCAGCATTTCTTCCACCCGATCAAAGAACCTTCCGGAAGAATGCGAGTGCGGGCGATAACCAGTTCGGCATTTTTCGCGCCGGAGAGGTCCGCGCCGGAGAGGTTCGCGCGGGAGAGGTTCGCGCAGTAGAGGTTCGCGCAGTAGAGGTTCGCGCCGGAGAGGTTCGCGCCGTAGAGGTTCGCGCGGGAGAGGTCCGCGCCGGAGAGGTCCGCATTCGCCGCCAGTGCAAGCAATACCGCCGCACCCAGCTTAATGCTATGCGACATGCGCGGATTGACCTCCACATCTGCGGCGAAAATCACCTCGCCATTCCAGCGATTGCGGATTTCGATTGTTTCGGTCTTGCTCATGCTGCCTTCCCCTTGATGTGCTGTTCAATCGTGCGCGGAACGTCTGGCAGGGCTTCCCATGCGGCGTTCAGCGCGGCGCGGTTCTTCTTGGCCCATTGGCGGGCTTCCCATGCCGCCGAAGGGCGTGGGGGGAATGTGTGAGACGCGCGCATGGTTACTTCCCCAGAGGCAGAAGGCGGCCCGTCTCGGGGTCGCGGCGGTGACTAATACTGCGCAGGTGCATATATTCGCGCGCCATGGCGTCCGCATGGTGGCGGGCGTTGTCGGCCTCCCGGCGCATCAGCAGGAAAAGCCCCAGCAGCAGCAGATTGCCCAGCAGGCTTGCGGCAAGGGCAGCGTACAGAATATCCATTAGTCGTCCTCCAATAGTGTTACGATCAGCATCAGCGCGCCAGCGATTATCAGGGCCAGCACGGCTATTTGCTTGGCGGTTGGCGTTCCGCCTCCCATGCGGCGTGCAGTTCCTCCAGTTCGGCGCGCAGCATGTCGCAGCGCCGGTCTAGCTCGCGAATTTCGGCGTGCGCGTCTGCTAGGGCATCAATCATCCCAGCGTCATCCTCCAGCCGTTCGGCCAGCACCAGCGCCAGCTCGTGCCCGCTATCGTGCGCGGCTTCGATCAACGCGCGGTCATCCTGCAACCGCCAATCGGTGCGGTCGAAATATGCCTTGTAAGCCATTCTCAGTCCCTTTCCTCGTCATAGTGCAACATTGCCCTATCAATGACGTGCAGGTTCGCCCCTTCGGCATGGTGCGGATCTAGTTGGTCCAATAGGTGCAGCAGGTCCGCGATCAGGTCTGCAACGTCCGCGTCCGGATCTTGGATCATGCCGCGTTGCGCGCAGTAGGCGTTCAGGGCGTCGCGGGCGGCGGTGGTGTCGATAGGCACGGTTCATGCTCCCTTCGCTTTGTTGATGGCCGTCTCGGCCGCTTCTATGCGTGCTTGCGCGTCGGCCAGCCATGCGGCGTCCTCGCCGTTGTCAGCCGCGTCACGCCAGCCTAGCCGCAGGTCGTCCATGATGGCCTCCAGCGCCGCCAGTAGGGCGGGCGCGGCGTTGCGCAGCCGTGCGGTGGCGTGGGCATTTGGTGCGCGGAAGGCGCAGGTTGCGTGCGTGTCGGTCATGCGGCGGTCTCCCATGCGTTAGCGCGGCGAAACGTCATTTCCGCTTCCAAGGGCACATCGTGGCCGTCTGGCAGGCGCACGCGGCTTTCGCCCTTGTCGCGATAGACGCTAAACTCCAGTCCGAATTGCCGCGCCGCCTGCACCATCTTGCGCCGGGTGGTGGCTGTATCCCAGCCACCAGTGCGCAGCGTAATGTGGTGGCGGTCAAATGCGACGATTTGCGTCGAATGATAGGTGATGCAGGTCAGATCGCCGGCGGTGGCGATGGTGGTGCAATAGCTGCTCAGTTTGTCCATTCGTGGCATTGTCGGTTGCTCCTACGGTTGCGGCCTATCTCTTCAGTGGCAGGCGGCCAGCCCTTGCCAGACGGGCGCGCGCGGTGGCGCGCCCGTTTCGACTAGTGGTTGAGAAATGCGGCCGTGTCGAAACGCTCCCATGCACCCTTATAGGCGCGCATGGGCATAATCACCGCGCAACAGTCGGTGCGCGGCCCTGCGGCGTCGTCAATGCTTGTAACCTTGCGGGGGAACGTGACAAGCGCCGGGCATTCGCCCGCTTGGTGGATATGGTACAGACACGCGCTGTCTTTTTTGCCGTCGCGCAGGGCCTTCGCCATTGCGCCCATAGCGGCCACATATTGCGGCTGATAGTGGGCGGCCGTTTCCTCGTCTGGCGCGGTGGGGATAAAGCGCGTCCAGTCGGGAAACGAATCATCAATCGGCTGGAAGTGGATCCGCGCGTTGCCGTACAAGATCCACCACAGACCGGCCGCGTCACGCTCAAAGACATAGAACAAGCCCTTGGCTTTGCCTGCGGCCTTATCTGCCTGCAACAGCGCGTCATGGGGCACGATAACGCCTGCAAGGCAGTTGCCCTCGCTGTCATAGGCCGGGCGGCAATCTGCCAGCCTGATCGCGTCGGTGCAGCGCGCGGCAAAGGCGATATGGCTGTTTGTGCTGGCGACAAAGCCTCGCGCGTCCAGAAACACACCGCGCAGATAAGGGCGCGTTTCCTCTTTCGAGACGGCTTGCAGCGCGGCGGCGATAAATTCGGCGGGGACGTTGACGGCGATTGCATTGGTCATGGTATTTGCTCCTGTTTAGGTTTGGTTGCGTTTGTGGGTATAATTGAAGGTAGGGCAGGCAGTCAAACGGTTTGTTGCGCGGCCCTATAGGCCGCGCGCTTGCATCTCCTGATTGACAGCCGCCCACGCGGCCAATTCGCGCGGATCGGCGGCCGCTTCAGAGTCGCGCCCGTAAAGCCACCAATAGCCCTTCAGTGCGTCGGATCCGATGCGAGCGAAACGGTCCGTATAATAGGCCATCCAATCATCAAACAACGCGGGCGCGCGCGCGGTGGCGCGCCCGTTTCGACTCTATGCGTATTTTTTCACCTGATGCCGCCAGAAATCGCGGCTGCCGCGCATGTATTCCGCCATCTCACCGGACCAGCCGCGCGCAACCGTGCGGTCGATGTTGTCCAGCATATCGCGGGCAAGCCCGGCAAGATCAGTTTCGCAGTCCGCGATAGCTTGGCGCAGAATGGCACGTTCATCTGCAATGCCGCTGAGATAGCTTTGGGTTACGGTTTGTGCGGTCATTTTACTTGCTCCAGCTATAGTGGCCAGCCAGCAGATTGTGGCGGGCGTTGAGGATATTTTCCGGAGCTTTGCGCCCGGCACGGTCATATGCGGCAATCTTGTCTGTGAGGCGGTTATACGCGGCCGCTAGGGGCGCGGTGACGATAACGCCATTCCAGAGGCGTTCCCCTGCGGTGATGTAGTGTAGCACGTTTGCGGTCATGGCGGTTGCTCCTGTCAGTTGCGGTTGCTGTCAGCGCGCCATGCGGCAACGATGATCATGGCCGCTAAGACCAGTGTGACGAATAGGTCGAAAGGCATGTCGTTTGCTCCGGTTGGTGCCGCGCGGCTGGATTGCCGCGCGGCTGGTGGTGGCGGTTAGTCAAAGAATGGCGCCAGCCTTTCGGTCGAAACGCGGTTGAGCGTGAGGCGCTGCCAGCGCGCATTTGCGGCGGCTTCTGCTTGCGCGGCCTCGGGCGTGTCATACTCGCCCACAAAAAATTCGCGTGCGCCGTGTTCGGCATAGCGCACCAAAACGACGTGGCCGTCTGCGATATAGGTCCTGCTCATGTCGGTTGCTCCAGTTGCTGTTGATGACCTACCTTTAAACCTAGTTTGTGGGTGGGTAAAGCCCCATTGTCACGATTTTCTGAAAACGGCCCAAGCGAGGTCGCAGCGCCAGCGCGCTACTGACAGGCGTGTTAATAGCGTTGGGCGGTTTGGGCGAATGGTTGGGCGGTTTTAGGCGGAGGGATGACAATGAAAAAAGCGCGGCAAACCAAGGGGCTAGGAGACTGTTGGGCGAAATTGTCATGGATATGTATTTCGTTTAGAAAAAGTATATTTGTAACCATATAGGTTAAAATGGTAATGCGTGCGCATTTGGGGCGACTTCAAACTGCATGACAATATTGCCCAAATGACCCAACTTTTCCCGGCCCCGCGGATCATGCCTCGCAAAAAGTTGGGCGGTTTAGGCAATCGTTTTGAAAGTCGAAAACGGACTTCCAAACGCATGACAATTTGACAATGTTTCAGTTGAAACCATTAGTCGATCGGTTGGCCGGGCGACTGGCGCGACCATGACAATTTGACAATGTTTCATGTGTAACCAATCCGCCTGCCCGGCTGGCAAATGTTGCGCCGCGTTCATCCCCCAGCCAGAAAATGTTTCGCGCGTAACCTTGCTGCGCCAGCGATATTGCAATGCACAATTCTGGCGAGCATATTCTCTAGCGATTTGGTTGAGAATTTCGACCGGGGGGGTAGGGGGCCGGCGAGGCGCGGTACTAACGCGGTTGGGGTCGCAAACAATTTTTTATTTTTCGGCAACCCGCCCAAAAATTTTTTGCAAAATTTTTCAGATTTGCCATCGCCGCCGCAACAGATTATCATGCACCCATGACCTTCTACTCACTGCCGTTCACACCAGAGCGCCCGGAAGCCACCGAAGCGCGGCTGGAGGCGATCTACGAAGCGGCCCGGTATGGCCTGAAGGGTGACAGCCTTGCGCTGGCCGCCGGCCTCACGCCGGCGCAGTACCGGCGCCTCCAAGAGTTTGACCCGCTGGTGGAGATTGCTGAACAGAAGGGCCGCGCCGACGGCGAGTTCAACGCCGCCAAGACGCTGTACGACGCGGCGGCTGCCGGAGACGCCAAGGCGGCGCTGGACATCCTCAAGCACCAGCACGGCTGGGTGGCCAAGCAGCAGATTGACGTGTCTATCGACCAGCAGATCAGCATCACCGGTGCGCTGGAAAAGGCGCAGCAGCGCGTGATAGAGGGGCTGTACACCGACGTGCCCCGGATAGAGGACAACCAGACCCATGCAGACGACCGTTTACAGCGCCTCCGAGGAAATGGAGTTGATGGCGCGGCTGTGGTCGCCGACGATCAAGGATGACCCGCTAGCCTTCGTACTGCTGCTGTTCCCGTGGGGCGAGCCGGGCACGCCGCTGGAGCACTTCCAAGGCCCGCGCAAGTGGCAGCGCGACATCCTGATCGACCTGCGCGACCACATCCGCGCAAACCATGGCCGGGTGGACTTCGACACTTTCCGCGAATCCATCGCGTCTGGGCGCGGTATCGGCAAGTCGGCGCTGGTGTCGTGGCTGGTGATCTGGATGCTGTCCACGCGCATCGGCTCAACCACCATCGTGTCGGCCAACTCGGAAGCGCAGCTCCGGTCGGTGACATGGGCGGAAATCACCAAGTGGCTGGCGATGGCGCTGAACAGCCACTGGTTCGAGGTCGCCGCCACGCGCATCATGCCGGCCAAGTGGCTGACTGAGCTGGTCGAGCGCGACCTCAAGAAAGGCACGCGCTACTGGTCGGTCGAAGGCCGCCTGTGGTCCGAAGAGAACCCAGACGCCTACGCGGGGGTGCACAACTTCGACGGTGTGATGCTGGTGTTCGACGAAGCCAGCGGTATCCCCGACTCCATCTGGTCGGTTGCGGACGGTTTCTTCACCGAGAACACGCCCAATCGCTTCCATCTGGCCTTCTCGAACCCGCGTCGCAACACGGGGTATTTCTACGAGACGTTTCACGCCAAGCGGGCCTTCTGGCGCACGCGCAACATCGACGCGCGAGAGGTCGATGGGACCGACAAGAACGTCTACCAGCGCATCATCGACGAATATGGGCCGGACAGCTACCAAGCCAACGTCGAGGTCTACGGGCAGTTCCCCAGCGAAGGCGACGACCAGTTCATCGCCGTCAACCTCGTGGACGATGCCATGAAGCGTCCGCGCCACAAGGATGAGAGCGCACCGCTGGTCATCGGCGTCGATCCGGCGCGCTTCGGCAGCGACGCTACCGTCATCGCCGTGCGGCAGGGCCGCGACATCATCGCGCTGCACCGCCATCGCGGCGCCGACACCATGGAAGTGGTCGGTCACGTCATCGACGCCATTGAGACGTACAAACCGGCGCTGACTTGCATCGACGAGGGCGGCCTCGGCGCCGGCGTCGTGGACCGCCTCAAGGAGCAGCGATACAAGGTGCGCGGCGTCAACTTCGGCAACAAGGCGCAGAAGCAGCTCATGTACGGCAACAAGCGCGCCGAGATGTGGGGCGCCATGCGCGAGTGGCTGCGCACGGCGTCGATCCCCGACGACAGGTTCCTCAAGACCGACCTCATCGGCCCCATGACCAAGCCGGACAGCAAGGGCACGCTGTTTCTGGAGAGCAAGAAGGATATGAAGTCGCGCGGGCTGGCATCGCCCGACGCTGCCGACGCCATCGCGCTCACGTTCGCCTTCCCGGTCGCCGCCCGTGAATCCCGCGCAGGCCGCGTTGACAGCACCCGCCATCGCGGTTACTCTTCGGCCGGTGTATCTACTTCATGGATGGGATCGTAGGGCGCATGGCAAAGCCAATCACACCCAAATTGCCGTCACGGCTGCGTGTTCCGGCGCCCAAGGCTGAAATCGACGCCATTCCGCTGGCTCGGCGCCCGGTTGCCGCTTCGCGTGGCAAGGATGTCATCAGCGTCGTGACGCGGATGCGCGAAACGCCGGCCAAGAAGGGCCGCTGACGTGCCTCTGGTCAAATCCACCAGCAAATCGGCCTTTCGGAAGAACATCAAGGCCGAAATTGCGGCCGGAAAGCCGCAAAAGCAGGCCGTGGCCATCGCCTACAGCGTGAAGCGCGAAGCCGCCAAAAAGGGCAAAAAGAGGTAAAATGGCCGATCCTACGGGCATAAACAAGGCAGGCAGCGTCGCCAACGTCGGTTCCAACCCGCCGAAGTCGTCTGGCGACCCGGACAAGATGGCGACCATGCGGTCGCGGCTGCAAATGGCCATGGCGGCGTTCTCGGACAGCCGCGAAGACGAGCTGGACGACCTGCGGTTCATGGCCGGCTCGCCCGACAACCAGTGGCAGTGGCCGGCTGACGTGCTCGCGACGCGCGGCGCGGTGCAGGGGCAGACGATCAACGCCCGCCCGTGCCTCACGATCAACAAGCTGCCCCAGCACGTCCGGCAGGTCACGAACGAGCAGCGCCAGAACCGCCCCAGCGGCAAGGTCATCCCGGCCGATGACAATGCCGACGTGGAAGTGGCGGAGATTTTCAACGGCGTTGTGCGCCACATCGAGTACATGTCGGACGCCGACGTGGCATACGATACAGCTTGCGACAATCAGGTCACATACGGCGAAGGATACATCCGCCTGCTGACCGAATACTGCGACGAAACCAGCTTCGATCAGGACATCCGCATCGGCCGCGTCCGCAACGCCTTCAGCGTCTACATGGACCCGACCATCCAAGACCCCTGCGGCGCGGACGCCAAGTGGTGCTTCATCACCGAAGACATCCTGAAGTCCGAATACGAGCGCATGTTCCCCGACGCGACGCCTATCAGCACGCTCTACGCCCAAGGCGTCGGCGATCAGGGCCTGTCGTCGTGGTTGCAGGAAGACACCATCCGCATCGCCGAATACTTCTACTACGTGTTCGAGCCGGCAACGCTGCACCTTTACGCCAACAACCAGACCGCGTTCCGTGGCACCGCCATGGACAAACAGCTCGCGGCCATGTTCGGCAAGCCCCTGCGCAGCCGGCAAGTCGAGCGCAAGAAGGTCATGTGGATGAAAACCAACGGCTTCGACGTGCTCGACGAGCGCGAGTGGCCGGGCAAGTGGATTCCCGTTGTCCGCGTGGTCGGCAACGAGTGGGAAGTCGAAGGCAAACTGCACATCTCCGGCCTTGTGCGCAACGCGAAGGACGCGCAGCGCATGTACAACTATTGGGTGAGCCAAGAGGCAGAAATGCTCGCTTTGGCCCCCAAGGCGCCCTTCATCGGCTATGGCGGCCAGTTTGAAGGCTATGAAATGCAGTGGAAGACCACCAATACGACCAACTGGCCGTATCTGGAGGTCAATCCCGACGTGACGGACGGCGCGGGCAATGTCCTCCCCCTTCCTCAGCGTGCGCCCCCGCCGTTGCCCCAGACTGGTCTGATTCAGGCCAAGATGGGGGCTGCTGATGACATCAAGTCCACCACCGGCCAGTACGACGCCAGCCTTGGGATGCAGGGCAACGAACGGTCCGGCAAGGCCATTCTCGCCCGCGAAAAGCAGGGCGACGTGGGCACCTACCACTACGTCGATAATCTGGCCCGCGCGATCCGTCACATCACGCGCCAGATCGTCGATCTTATCCCGAAAATCTACGACACGCAGCGCATCGCCCGTATCATCGGCGTCGATGGCGAGGTGGACATGGTCAAGTTCAATCCGGGCCAGCAGGAGCCGGTCAAGGAAATCCGCGACCAGTCCGGCGCCCTGATCGAAAAAATCTACAACCCCGGCGTGGGCACCTACGACGTGATGGTCACGACCGGTCCGGGCTACATGACCAAGCGTCAGGAAGCCCTCGACGCCATGAGCCAGATTCTCCAGACCAACCCTCAGCTCTGGACCGTGGCCGGCGATCTGTTCATCAAGAACATGGACTGGCCGGGCGCGCAGGAGATGGCGGCGCGGTTCAAGAAGATTCTGGACCCCAAGGTGCTGGCGGACGGCGACCAATCTCCCGAAATGATGGCCGCGCAGCAGCAGATCGAAGCGATGACACAAGAGCTGAACCGCATGACGGACATCATCCAGAACGTGCAGGACAGCATCGCCCAGCGCGAAGCCGACATCAAGGAGTTCAAGGCGCAGGTGGACGCCTACGACGCCGAAACCAAGCGCATTTCCGCCGTCCAGAACAGCATGACGCCGGAGCAGATTCAGGACATCGTCATGGGCACCATCGCGGCGGCGCTGGACACCGGCGACATCATCGGCGGCGCGCCGGAGATGCGCGAGATGCCGGAAATGGACGAAATGCCGGAGCAGATGCCCGAACAGATGCCCGAACAGATGCCGGCGCAGATGCCCGAACAACCGCCCATGAACCCCGAAATGCCGCCTGAAGGAATGATGGAATGAGCTGCGCCGACTTTATAGGGATGCTGTTTCTGGCCCGCGATGTGACGCACTCCGCGCACCTGAACACGCGCAGCTACGCCAAGCACGTCGCCCTCAACGAGTTTTACGACGGCGTCATCGACTTGGCGGACAAGTTCGCCGAAGCGTATCAGGGCAAATACGGCCTGATCGGGCCTATCTCGCTGATGTCCGCCAAGAAGACCAACAACGTGGTCGATTTTCTGGAGGGGCAGGTGGAAGATCTGATGGATATGCGGTATAAGGTCGTCGAAAAGGACTGTACGCCCCTTCAGAACATCATCGACGAGATTTTCGGGCTGTACTACACCACGTTGTATAAGCTCAAGTTTTTGGCGTAAAGGGTTCGATATGGCTGCTACATACTCTCATTTGACCGCCACCGCTCAGGTGAAGGTCGGCGCGGGCAAGCTCAAGAGCATTTTCGTGTCGTCGGGCACGTCGCCCACCGTTGCCATCTACGACAGCGCGGTCGCGTCCACCAGCGACCCCGTGCTGATCGCGCAGTTCACTGGTACCACTCCCGGCTCGTACAACTTGACGGGCGACGAAGGCGGGGTGTATTTTAGCGATGGCTTGTATGTCGTCCTTGGCGGCACCACACCGAAAGTGACCGTTTTCTACGAGTAGGAAACGGCCCAAAGAACCCGTACCGGCGCGGCTCACCGGGAACTCTTAGGAGTTAAACATGGACGAGATTGTCCCCACTGAAGCGGAAGTGCCCGCGCCAGAGCAGGAAACCACGGCGGTTCCCGCTGCTGAAGAAAACCAGACGCCGGAAACGCCTGCCGAGCAGGAGGCGCCCAAGACCTTCACACAGGAAGAGCTGGACGCGATTGTCGGTAAGCGACTTGCAAGAGAGCAGCGCAAATGGGAGCGCGAGCAGCAGCAACGTCTTGAGGAACAGAAGGTCAAGCGCGCAGCGCCGGCCGACATCCACCCCCAAGATTTTGCCTCTTACGACGAATACGCAGAGGCTTTGGCCGAGCGTAAGGCGGAAGAGCTGGTAGCCAAGCGGGAAGCCGCACGGCAGCAGGCTGCGATAGCCGAGGCCTATTACGAACGTGAAGAGGCGGCTCGTGACAAGTACGATGACTTCGACCAAGTCGCGTACAACGAGAACCTTCCCGTCACTGAAGTGATGGCGCAGGGTATCAGCGCATCTGAGGTCGGGCCGGACATTCTGTACTGGCTTGGCAGCAATCCCAATGAAGCGGCGCGCATCGCGCGTCTGTCGCCCGTCTTGCAGGCAAAGGAAATCGGAAAAATCGAGGCCACCTTGGCGTCGAATCCGCCGGTCCGCAAAACTTCAACCGCCCCGGCACCGATTGACCCTGTTACGGCTCGCTCCAAAGGAGCACCGCGATACGATACGACGGACCCTCGGTCTACCAAGACCATGAGCACGTCCGAATGGATCGAGGCGGAACGGCTGCGGCAGATCAAGAAGTACGAGGCACAACGTAACCGCTGATTTTGGGATTTTTCATCATGTCTAACTCGATTCTTACCATCGACATGATCACGCGGAAGGCTCTGGAAATTCTGGAGAACAACCTCGTGCTCACCCGCAACGTGAACCGCCAGTACGACGACAGCTTCGCTGTCGAAGGTGCGAAGATCGGTTCGACCCTCCGCATCCGTCTGCCCGACCGCGCTCTGGTGACTGACGGCGCCGCTCTTCAGGTGCAGGACGACAACGAGCAGTTCACCACGCTGACCGTTGCCAACCAGAAGCACATCGGCGTCAACTTCACCACGGCCGAACTGACCATGCAGCTCGACGACTTCGCCGAGCGCGTGCTGAAGCCGCGTATCTCGCAGCTCGCAGCCAGCATCGACGCGGACGTGGCCAACGCCTTCAAGACCATCGGCAACTCGGTTGGCACCCCCGGCACGACGCCGGCTTCCTCGCTGGTTCTGCTTCAGGCCCAGCAGAAGCTGAACGAAAACGCTGCCGTGATGTCGCCGCGCTACGCGACCGTCAACCCGGCCGCCAACGCTGGTCTGGTGGAAGGCATGAAGGGCCTGTTCAATCCGACCGACACCGTCAGCCGCCAGTTCAAGAACGGTCTGATGGGCACCGGCGTGCTTGGTTTCGAGGAAATCAACATGTCGCAGTCCATCAAGCAGTTCACCTGCGGCACCCGCGACGCCGTCGGCGGTTCGACCTCGGCTGCCGTTACGTCGGAAGGCGCGACCACCATCGCCATCACCGGTGCGGGTAACAACGACACCATCAAGGCTGGCGACGTGTTCACCGTGGCTGACTGCTATGCCGTCAACCCGCAGACCCGCGAATCGACCGGTTCGCTGTTCCAGTTCGTCGCTCTGTCGGACGTGACGCTGGGTAATTCGGGCGAAGGCAATGTTACTGTTGCTCCGATGTACTCGGCCAACCACGCGCTTGCCACCGTCAACGCTCTGCCGGGGAACAGCAAGGCTGTCGTGTTCGTGGGGGCTTCGGGCGGCCAGTACGCCCAGAACATGATCTACCACAAGGATGCGATCACCTTCGCCACCGCCGACCTGCTCATGCCGCAGGGTGTGGATATGGCCAGCCGTCAGGTCCACAACGGCATCTCGCTGCGTGTGGTCCGCCAGTACGACATCAACAACGACCGTATGCCGTGTCGTATTGACGTTCTGTACGGGTACAGCACCATCCGTCCGCAGATGGCCTGCCGCCTCTGGGGTTAACCTAATGCTGGCCGCCGGTTCGCCGGCGGCCACAGTCTTACAGGAGAATTATCATGGCTCTTCCCAATGGTGCTGGTGGCTACCAGCTTGGCGATGGCAACCTGACCGAAGCCGTTCTGGGTGTTCAGTCGGTTCCTACTACTCTGACCGGCGATTCCACCTTGTCCGGCGCCGACATGGCGCTTGGTCTGGTGGTGTGCCAGAAGGCAAGCGACGCCACGCTGACCGTCACGACCGCTACCGGCGCGCAGCTTGACGCTGCTATTCCGTCGGCCAAGGTTGGTTCGTCGTTCGACCTGACGATCACGAACAACAACAACAGCGGCGCGTCCTCGACCGTCCCCGTGACTGCTGGTACCGGCATCACGATCTACGGCTCGGTGACTGTCCCCCGGTTTGGCGCTTACACTTACAAGTTCGTCAAGACCGGCACTGCCACGTGGTCGGCGTTCCTGAAGTAAAACCGAAGGGGGCTTCGGCCCCCTTCAACTGAAAGGTTGCAGCAATGCCTAACACCAAGCCTATCGGTGTCGCTTATGAGGATCAGTACCTCGACGGCGCCACCATTGCTAACCCGGTCTACACCGCCAAGGGCGCGGCACTGACCGCGCAGCTTACGTCGATCACGTCCACGGCTCCCGGTACGCCGGATTATGCCATTCAAGACCTGATTAACACCAGCGCGTATGGTTTCGCCACCAAGGACGAAGGCAACACGGTTCTGTCGGTTATCGCTAATCTTCAGACCCGCGTCGCCCAGCTTGAGAGCCGTCTTCAGGCTCTGGGTCTGATCGCCTAATAGTGGGCGGCTTTCGAGCCGCCCACAACTTTGAGGTAATTATGTCTGTAATCTACCTGATTCACCCCCAGCACGGCGCCAAGGTGGCTATCTCCGACGCTGAAGCGAATTATGATGAAATGAACGGTTGGGAACGCTATAATCCCGACACGCCGGCTGCGGCGGACGTTGACGAGGACGCTCCGGTCAACGAAATGGCGGCACCCAAGCGCCGTGGACGCCGACGCGCAGAACCGGAAGAATAACCATGGCTACCGCCGGCGACATCATCAACGGTTCGCTGCGTCTGCTAGGCGTTCTGGCCGAAGGCGAAGTGCCTTCGGCAGAAACGTCTCAAGACGCTCTGAACGCTATGAACCAGATGATCGAAAGCTGGAACACTGAACGGCTGGCGGTTTTCTCGACGCAGGATCAGGTCTTCACTTGGCCCGCTGGCCAGTTGTCGCGCACCCTTGGGCCGTCCGGCGATTTCGTCGGCAACCGCCCGGTGCTGCTGGACGACGCGACCTATTTCAAAGACCCCGGCACCGGGGTGAGCTACGGCATCAAGTTCATCAACCAGCAGCAGTACGACGGCATCGCGGTGAAGACCGTGACCTCGACGTACCCGCAGGTCATCTTCGTCAACAACACCTATCCCGACGTGGAGATGTTCATCTACCCGCGCCCGACGCGCGCGCTGGAGTGGCACTTCATCTCCATCGAAGAGCTGTCGCGTCCGGCGACGCTGAACACCGACCTGCACTTCCCGCCGGGCTACCTGCGCGCGTTCCGCTACAATCTGGCGTGCGAGATGGCTCCAGAGTTCGGCATGGAGCCGACGCCGCAAGTGTCTCGCATCGCCATGACCAGCAAGCGCAACCTGAAGCGCATCAACAACCCCGACGACATCATGTCGATGCCGTACAGCCTTGTGGCTACCCGCCAGCGGTTCAACATATTTGCTGGCAACTATTGAGGGTTAGATGGAGCAGGTATCATGAAGCTGCCGCTTCAAAGCCAGATACGCTTCATGGGCCGCTTCTGGCGTTTCAAACCCGGATTTGCGCATAATTACGCCGTTGGCCATTATCTGCGCGCGCCATTTTCCTTGGTGCGCGCTGACGCCGAGCAGGCCAATTTTGTTAGCTTTAGTGGCCTTTCTCATGTTCTGAAGATTGCCGTGCCTAGTTACTTGGCGCAAATTGCAAAAGCGATTGTCACGTTTGTCGCCGTTTATATGGTCAATGTGCTGCGTAGGCCATTCGCCCGTCATGTAAGCCCACGCAAGGCGATGCGCGAGTTGCTTTCGGTTATGAATAGCTATGGCCCAGTAACCCGCGGACTGCGCCGATCCCGCCGGTTTCCCTATAAGATCGGGTCGCTTTTTATGCGTAAGCCATGTAAAGACACCCGTATCGGCGTCGTAATGAAGCGACACGCGCAAATGTTCAACCGTGCATGGTGGGTTCACTGTCATGACAACGCTTTTACCATAGGAGGGTTAAAATAAAAACCCCCATTTTGGGCAGCGCTTATGTCACTCGGTCGGTTAACGCCGCCGATAACCGCTGCGTGAACCTTTTCCCCGAAGTCGTGCCGGAAGGTGGCAAGGAGCCGGCCTTTCTCCAGCGCGCGCCCGGTTTGCAGTTCCACCAGACCGTTGGCACCGGCCCGATTCGCGCTCTGTGGGCGCACCAGACGAACGGCGAGGATTTCTACGTTGTCTCTGGCAACGCCTTCTACAAGCTGACCGGGCTGGACTCGGCGCCGCAGTTCATCGGCAACGGCTATGAGGTGCTCAATGAGCAGGGGCGGGTGGTCAAGGTGGTGCCGCCGGCGCC